TATAGGTTAAATATTAGCACTTTATGATAACAGACTTTCAATCGATACCGTTTCGAAATATTGTACGTTTTGGACAACGTACTATGTTAACCCGTCCTTTATTTTCAGTTAGTTGGATATTGGGTCGGTTTTGCAATTACAATTGTTCCTATTGCTGGCCTTATGCCCGTAGCGACAAAATGGATTATCAACCATTTGAAGTCTACACTAATGCCATAGATGAAATCAAAAGACAGGCAAGACAAAATGGATTTAATGAATTCCATTGGAGCTTCAGTGGTGGCGAACCGACTGCCTATAAACAATTAACTGATTTGGTAAAGCATCTTGATGAAACTGAAAGCTCTTACCAAAGTATCCACATGACTACTAATCTAAGTCCTGGGTCAAAATGGTGGAAGAGTTGGTGTGATAACACTAGTTTATTACAGCGCAGAAGTATTACAGCCAGCTATCATGATGAGTTTGCCAAGGAGCAAGAGTTTGGCGACAAGTGTTTACAATTAATGTATGAATCAGTTTTGGTTACGATTAATCAAGTTATGGTGCCTGAAAGGTTTTGGGAAACATACGAACGACTAGAACGTTTTCATAAACGTGGAATTAATGTGACACTTAAACCACAAAGCGATCCTACTGCTAGTTTTGTAGTAAATGGTTACACTGATGAAATGATGTCGTTAATGCAAACAGGGTTTCCGCAAAGAACTAACGGCGAAGATGTTTATCAAATAGCATTATACGATGCGGCTAACAACGAATATCTTTTTGATCAAGCAGAAAGATTTAATGCCTTTGGATTTAATAAATTCCAGGGTTGGGGTTGTAATTCTGGATATCAAAGTGTTATAATAAGAAGTAATGAAGTAAAAAGATCATATAGTTGTCACGATGTACCATTAGGTACCTTAGAAAACTTTGAACTTTTTAAAGAACCAAAGATCTGTATAACACCTACGTGTGTTAGTTCAGCAGACAGCAAGGTACCAAAATGCAAATTGATCTAGATCACCTACACCATTGGATGCAAGCTATTAGGCAAAGTTCTGACCCAATGCGGACAATGGACGCATTTTGGCAAGGCCAACTAAAAAGCAAGGTATGGTTAATTAAGAATTTAAGAAAACATGTCAAAAGGTTTGTCACGGTAGACATTCACGGTGGTTGGGTGGGTACATTGGCTAGTATGTTGTTCCAGAGTGATGTTCCTGTTATGTCAATCCGTAGCATTGACATTGATCCTAGTTGCGAACCTATCGCTGTTAACATGAATAAGATCGAAGAAATGGTTGGAAAATTCCAAGCCATAACAGCAGACATGTGTTCAGTAACTAGTGATGCTGATGTAATAATCAATACCAGTTGTGAACATATTACCCAAGAGCAATACGATTTATGGTTATCTAGCCTTCCACAGACTAGTTTACTTGTTCTGCAAAGTAACAATTATGATATTCCAGAACATATTCGAATAGCAAAAGATTTAGAAGAATTTAAATCACAGTCGGGATTAGAAAACATCCTATATGCAGGAGAGTTAGATTTGCCCTTATATAAACGTTTTATGATTATTGGTAAAAAATGAAACCAATACAGATCATCAATAACGATACAGTCAATCGATTACACATTGGATTCATAGTAGGAACCACTTGTAACTACAAATGTCATTATTGTTTTGACAGTTGTAATGACGGCCTGTATCGATTCCCTACAGATTTAAATTTATTAAAACGAAATCTATCACACATAATAAATCTATATAGAGATAATTTTAATAAATCGCACATTCGTATACACATAACAGGTGGCGAACCTACTCTGTGGCCCGAGCTTGGAAAATTTACAGAATACTTTAATAAAGAGCTGGATTGTAAAATTTCTCTAAGTACCAACGGAACTAGAACTATAAGATTTTGGAATACCTATGCCAGTTACTTTGACGACATAGGGATCAGTATACACAATGAAAGATGCGATCCTGATCATATTATAAAAGTTATGGATCATATCTATAACAACTCCCCGGATGTATTAGTAAACGGAACAGTATTAATGGACCCTATCAACTGGGATAGATGTATGTCAATTGTTGATCGATTGGTAGCTCATCAAACTCCTTGGCTGCTAAAAGTAAGGCCTGTATTGTTTAATGGAAAGATGCTGTTCTTTAATGAAAAACAAGTCAGCATCATGTCAGAAAAAATTAAAAAATGTCCACCAATGGATCGAGTCAATCGCTATAAAGAATTAGAAACGATTCAACTTAATGAACCAGATGTGACTGCTGTATTAGAGAATGGTGAAACAACAACTTATAATACTTTTAATTTTTTAACAAACGACTGGCAACATTTCCAGGGATGGCAGTGTAATTTAGGAATAGATCGTTTTGGAATTGAAAGAAATGGAGACATCCAAGGAACATGCGGTGCAAGAAATCTATTTGGTTTAGATGCTCCGTTAAACATTTATGATCCTAAGTTACCGGAAAAATTCACTCCGGATATAATAAAAACGACCATATGCCCTCAGCAGAGTTGTTTATGTGCTACTGACATAAGGATGACAAAGAAAAATGTATGACTATGAAGATATAAGAAGTATACACCTTGAAGTTACATCAAAGTGTCAAGCAAAGTGTCCTATGTGTCCTAGGAGAGTTGGTGGCGGGCCATTAGATCCTTATATCACCTTAGAGGAAATGACACTCGAACAATTTAAAGAATGGTTTCCGATCGATTTTATACAGCAGTTACACCACCTTAATATGTGCGGCAATCTTGGAGATCCAATAATAGCTCAAGATACTTTAGAAATTTATCAATATCTAAGAAAAAATAATCCCACTATGTCTCTCCATATGCACACTAACGGCAGTGCTAGATCAAGCGACTGGTGGAAAGCATTAGCTAAAGAACAAGTTGAAGTAGTATTTGGAATAGATGGATTAGAGGATACTCATCATCTATATCGAGTTTCTACTAGCTGGGCAACTATTATTAAGAATGCAAAAACTTTTATAGATGCCGGCGGCGTAGCAAGATGGGACATGCTGGTGTTTGCTCATAACGAGCATCAGATTGATGACTGTAAAAAACTAAGTCAAGATTTAGGATTCAAAAACTTTTTTATTAAACATACCAGTAGATTTCGAGACGGTAAGTTTAATGTAATTAACGAGCAAGGAAGAACTACACATATCTTATATCCCACAAACAAAAGTGATGCAATGATTCCAAAAATCAAATCATCACAAAACGAAATACTTCCTGAAATAAAATGTAAGGCTAAAAAAGATTCTCAAGTTTACATAAGTGCGACTGGAAACGTAAGTCCGTGCTGTTGGTTGGATATGGAATGGATGCCTCCTATATCATTGTCCAGGATCGATTACATGGATAAGATTAATAGCTTTCCTAATTTGCGAAATCAAACACTTAAAGAAATTTTTGATTCTGGTTATTTTAGACAAATTTCTTCTTGTTGGACATCGGATGGTTTGAGAGAGTGCGGAAAGCAATGCGGATCCTTTGACAAACTTGGCGAACAATACGTAAAATGAAATATTCTAAAACCTTTTGTCCGTTACCTTGGATACATTTAGCCACGAGACCTAATGGAGATGTTAGAGTATGTTGCACGGCAAATGCCAGCGGCGCTGGAGAGGTAGATGAAAAAGAAGTTGGCCTTGTAAAAAAAGACGGCGTAGTTATGAACTTACGAGATCATAGCATAGAAGATGTTTGGAATTCTGATTATATGAAATCAGTTCGGCTACAGATGTTAGACGAAAACATTCCTCCAAGCTGTGAAAAGTGTTTTGAAGAAGAAACACAGGGAATTATGAGTAAGAGACAGTGGGAAACTATTGTGTGGAAGGAACGTATCGATATCGATAAAGTAGTTTCAAAGACACAGTTAGACGGAACATTGCCTGTTGACATTCCTTATTTTGATCTACGCTTAGGTAATATGTGTCAACTTAAATGTGTTATGTGTAGCCCACATGATAGCAGTTCTTGGATTAAAGATTGGAAAATACAATACCCGCAATATAAAACATTTGAGTTAAAGCAGGATCAAGGTTGGAATCGTGAGTTTGATTATACATGGTATCAGAAAGGCAGTTTCCTTGACACTATGAAATCTCAAGCAGGCAACATTAAAGAGCTTTATTTTGCCGGCGGTGAACCTTTGTTGATACCCGAGCATTATAAAATATTAGAATTTATGGTTGAATCTGGAAATGCTAAGGACTGTATCTTAAGATATAACAGCAACGGATTAGAGCTTCCTGATAAACTTTTTGATCTCTGGAAGAATTTTAAACAGGTTAAGTTTAATTTTAGCATTGACTCAGTGGGCGAACAGAATGATTATATTAGATATCCAAGTAAGTGGGCTGATGTAGAGAAGAATCTGAGACTGTTAGATGATACACCTGATAACATAGTCATTAATATAGCCTGTGCCGTACAACTATTAAATGTTTTATACTTGCCAGAATTGGCTATTTGGAAAATAAATTCTAATTTTAAAAAGATAAACCTAGCACCGTTCGGTGGAGGACTGATAGGTCTTCATATGGTGTATCTTCCTAGCTATCTAAATGTTAAAGTTTTGCCTATAGAGTTAAAACAATTGGCTAAAGAACGTATAGAAAACTTTTTAACGCAGTATCAAGCAGATGAGTTCTTAGCCGGACCCACTGGTCGTCAGCGTTGGCAGGGAATAATTAACTATATGATGTCGGAAGATTGGACTGACAAGTTAAAATCTACAGTTGAATATTTAGAAGTCTGCGATCAAACACGTTCAACTGACTTTAGAAAAGTATTTCCGGAATTAAAGAACTTATGAAACAAGAAGATTTAGAAAGAGCAGTGCTTTGGAACAGCCTAGTTAATATGGGTGCTGTGGTAAAAACCAAGTGGCGCTTAGATCCATATCAGGTTGAACAACAGTTGTCACAATTTAAAGATAACTGGTGTCCGTACAACCAGAAAAAAGACACAGTAAACAATCGTTGGGGACTTCCTATTACTAGTCAAACAGGTGAAGTTATGGATAACTTCCATCTTAACAGTTTCGGGTACATGCAACGATACCACGATGTGAAGATGAGCGAGGAAGATTTTTCTACTCCTACACAAGTGTATCATTCTGTTCCTGATATTAAAAATCTAGTTGATGTTTTCAAACCAGATATCGGTCGTGTACATCTTCTGCGTGTAGACAAGGGTGGCTTCTTCCCTCCTCATAGAGACTTCCACGGTCTTTCTCCTAGCTATTTTAGATTGATTGCAGTGTTTGGACGGTGTAGTCCTGAGAACTATGTGCAGATGATTGACGGTCGTCCAGTGTATCTTGAGCCTGGTTGGGTATACTTTGTTAACTTCCAACTGGATCATAGTGTGTTTAGTTTCAGCGACAACCTATATTCGTTAATATTAACAGTCAAACTCAATGAACACACGCACGAGTTAATCACAAATAACACAATGTCCGAATGAAATTACATTATCACGATCCGTTAAAAGAGAAATGGTTCCTTGTTGCGTGGACACTATCAAACAAATGCAATTACAGGTGCGACTACTGTCCATCATTTCTGCATGACGGTAGTACTGGACAGCCTCGTTGGGAAACTGTAAAACATTTCATAGAAAATTTTAAGAAAGAAAACAAGAAAATATGTTATAGGATCAGCGGCGGCGAACCTACCTATTGGAAACATTTTTTAGATATGTCTAAATTGGTAAAACAACAAGGGCATTATTTTAGTTTCTTAACTAACGGAAGCCAAACAGTTGAATACTATAAAGAAATTAGCAAATACAGTGATGGAATAATGTTAAGTTATCATAATCAGTATTCCGACCCGGCACACTTTATAGAAATAGCTAATGCTGTAGAATGTCCTATTGTGGTTAATCTTATGCTAGTCAAAGATCAGTTTGATGATATAGTAG